GTTAGCACTCCTATTGCTAGTGTGATTAATCATAGGGTCAAGCCCGCTGTTTCTGACTCGATACGAGATAGAAACAGACAGGGATTAGAGGTAGTTCAAGTCATAATAATAAAAGTATAGAATGTAAAAAGGGCGTAACTACTCCGGCAAGAATATTACACCCTCTTATATATAAAACGTTTTAGTTTATCAATCAAATTATTATGAAATTCCCCCGCCCGAACATAGCACAATATGATTAATAGAAAATTATCAAACATAGCTATTACTAACATTGCGCAAAGTTCTTTTATTAAATAGATATTATGGAATTTAAACTAACCAAAAAACAATGAGAAACATATAAAGCTTTAGCTTCTTGAAAGTATAAGGAGATTTTAGTATGATGAGGTTGAAGTGGTTGAAAGAGTCGATGAATAGCTTGTATAGTAACCATAACTTGTCTACAATACGGTTGAATATCACGACTTGTAGGTAGAGATAACCTAAAGAAACTAAAACAATCAACACGACTAACATTTCTTAAAGTACGAAAAGAATACTGAATAATTAAAGATGTAGATTATACTGTTAATATGGCAGAGTTTGTTGTTGACTTTAAAAACGGTAGTAAGATATTCTTTGTTGATCTTTGACGGTATCCTTCCGATCCTTTCTATGATAGAATATGATCTATGGAGTTGACCTATTCACGACTAGAAGAATGACAAGAAATAGATAGTATGGTTTCAGATACAATAAGTTGAAGATATAGGCAAGCCGTTAAGGAATATAACATCGACCCTTGCACCATCATCACTTGTAATCCTAAGAAGGGGTATTTGTACGAAAGGTTTATAACACCAAACATAAAAGACCATCGTTTATTTATACCAATACTTTATAGCGACAACCCGCATATAGACCAAAAGAAGTATGCTGAATGAGTTCTTGCAAGTGGTAACAAAATACAGATAGAAAGACTGCTACATTGAAACCGAGACTATGATGATACACCTTGAAAATTGTATGCTTATGATGACCTATTAAACATGCGACATAATCCCTTGCATAATGGAAAGAAATATATATCAATAGATTGAGCTACTGAATGAGATGATTTGGCGGTATTGATGGTATGGGACGGTTGGGAAGTAAAAGAGATAATAACACGAGAAAAGAGTACAACGACCCAGATTTCAACAAAAGCAAGAGAGCTATGCCAAAGATACGGTATACCGCTATCTCATATAGTAAACGATCACATAGGTATATGAGCAGGGATAAGTCACGAACTAGGTAAGATATATCAGTACGCTAGTTGAAGTAAACCGATAGTAAAGAAATGAGAACCTAAACCATATAATCATTTAAGGGATCAGTGTTTCTTTGAGATACAAAAACATATTCATAAGATAAAGTTTCCAGATACCAAACGAAAGGATATGATAGTAGAAGAGTTAGATGTAATGAGTCAAATAGATATAGATAAAGATTGACCATATAAGGTGATAAAGAAAGATGATATAAAAGCTAAGATAGGAAGGAGCCCAAATTTTGCAGATGCAATCTCCCAAAGATGTGTGTTTGAATTGAAGCAAGAGAATAAATATCTAACAAGTTTTGTTTAGTTTTATAATATAACTTACACAATATGGATATTAAAAAACATTTTATAGAGTGAAATACTTTATTTGTTCATTGAGAAATAGATAATGAGTTAACAAACCAATTTTGATTAATAAAAAAACTAATTAATGAGCAGAAGTCTAAGAAAGATTGAAAAATTATTATAGATATAAATTCAAATTGATGAAATTCAATGATAGGTAGAGGATTGATTTGATTAATAGAATATGCAAAAAGTAATAATGTAGAGGTAGAAACTATTGCAAACAATGCGTATAGTATGGGTTCATTGATAGCTATAAGTTGAACAAAGAGAAAAATGCACTCACGATGATCTCACTTAGTTCATCGATGAAGTCAAAGCGGTATAACTTCTTATAATGAAAAAGAATTAGACCGTAGTACTGACTATATGAAAAAATTTAAACAACAATCAAAAATATTTTATAAGCATTACACCAAATTAGATAGTAAACAACTAAATGAACTTTTTGAGAATGATTACTGATTTTTATTCGCCAACGAATGTCTAAAATATTGATTAGTAGATGAGATAATAAATGATATTCCTTGAATGAAAACACAATCAATAAACATATTGAAATAATATTTTATATAATAACTTACATAATAATGACAATGAAAACTATCTCTAAGGAGATGAAAAAGATTGACGATGAAAACTACGAAATAGTAGAGTCAAGAGAAAGCACAACAATGGTAAATGGAAAAATGCTTATTAAACAGATTGCTAACTTCAAGAAAGATTTGAAGAATAAAATCAACCAGTTTATGAAAGACGAAACATTGATCGTAAATTCTATCAAGACCTACAACGGATTTTGAAAAGAGATTGAAGAAGCAAACGATTTATGATTTACTTTTGAGATACCTACAGAGGTTACATTGGAATCATTAAAAGATGAAATTAATGAAGAGATTGGTGCAGCAAAAGAATCTTTATCTAAAGACTAACAAATGAATATAAAAGATATTCAAACACAATATAAGAAAGCTGGTAAAAACAGAGAGGCTGGGTTTATCGAAAAGTTTTATATTGAAAAAAAAGGAACTCCTCAGATAATAGATGAATTATATTTAAACAGTAAACGAACTTTCTATAAACTGAAATCCAAAGTTAGAAATAAGATAAAAGAAAGCTATCTTGGAAAATAGGCAACAACAAGCACCTGTGTATTGATTTATATAATAATTTGAATAAGATAAAGGCGAATATGTCTTTATCTTTTTTTGTTAAATGAAAAAAACCAATAAGAAAACAACTGATAAAAAAAGTATAGCAGGTGTAAACTACTATAATATTTGAGAGGGTTTAAAATCTCTTTGAGAGTGTGGGGAGTTTACAGTGACTAAAGATACTTATTACAATATACAAGAACGAAACGGTGAAGCACAAGCATATAAAAACAAGATAGTAAACTGGGTAGGAAAAGAATGAATGTATCTAGAAAAGAACGGTGAAACATTCACCAACGAAAAAGAATTACAAAACATAAATAGAATATTTAAAGATGGATCACGAAAAACGTTTAAAGATAAATATTTCACAAACAACTTTTGTTCTGGAGATATATATATGTTTCCAAAAACAAATGCATTAAATGAAATAAAATGTCAGATAATGGATAGTAGAACATTAATAAAGAATGCAGATGATTTTTGAGTAATACAATCATATACACAAAGGGTAGGTGCAAAGGTAAAAGAAATACCACACGACGGACTATATAGCTCTATAGCAAGTTACAACCCTAACAATCCTTTGTATTGAAAGTCTATCTTTAAGTCTATAGTATACGATGCTTTGAGCGATAAAGAAAGTAGTCAAAGACAATACTATTATTTCAAGAATGGAATGACTAGTCAATTAATTATGTTAGATCCTGAAATAACAGATAAAGAAACACTTGAAACAATAAGATGAGATCTAAAAGACAAGTATTCTTGAAGTGAAAACGCACATAAAAGCATCATATCATCAGCAATAAAGGACGCAAAGACATTAGAATTGTCTAATAAAGATCTTGAATTGATAGGATTAAGAAAGTTTATCATCCAAAAAATGGGTATAATCTTCCAAATAGACCCTAGAATTATATGATTTATGAGTGATAGTGGAGCTGATAGGAGTATTTGAAGTATAAGGGCTGAAGCATCCGAGACAATAGAGAATCTTTCCCAGGTGTTTGAAGATGATATAAACAACTTTTATAGAGAATTTATCAATCCAAAAGCTGACTTTATCATTAGACTAAACAATGAAAGCTTTGAAGATAGAGCTGTAATAGAAGCAAAACAAAGAGAAGATGTCCAACTATGAATAATAACAATAAACGAGGTAAGAAATGAAAGGAAGTTAGATGAATTTAAAGAAGATGAAGCAAACAAACCTATGGTATCAAGTTCAATGAGTTTTCTTGAATCATTATGAGATCAATTTACAATATAGTTTTTACTTATAAATACCTTTCTATGAAAAAAGAAAAAAAGACTGTTGAAATGCAGCCAGAAATAAAAAGCTTTTTTAAAGCACAAATTAAAGCGGAATGATGAACTCCGTCTATTGTTGAAGTAGATTATATATGAGCGGATTGAGAGACTCACAAATGACTACAGTTCGAGGGGTATGCAAGCACAAACGACTTAGACAGAACAAATGATGTTGTTATGCCTGAAGCATTTGAAAGCTCCATACAAGAATATATGAAAGGAAACCCCATCATATTACTACAACATAATCATGACGACCCTGTATGAAGTATTATCGAAGCGACTATTGATGCTAAATGATTATTTATAAAAGGTATTATAAAGATTGATAGAGATAACTTATTCCAGTCAATAAGAACCTGAGTAATAAAGACAATGTCTTTCTGATATAGGATAAATGACTATGAGCAAGAAAGCAAAATAGATGCTGAATGAAACACAATCTATTATAATGTTATTAAAAGTTTAGAAATATTTGAAATATCTGTTGTATCTGTTCCTATGAATGCACAAGCACAATTTAAAAGTGCAAAAGAGTTATTAGGGTTAGAAGATGATGAGTATAAGAAACATTTTGAAATAAACAAAAAAGATGAATACCCACTTTTACAATCTATAAACGATATAATGGCAAAAAATGTAACAGAAGAAGTTAAAGAAAAAACATTGTCTGTTGAAGACAATATAGAAAAACAACTTAGAGATTTAGTAGAAGTAAAACTTTGAATAAAAGAAGATTGACCGAATAACTGAAGTGTATATGTAGTATGAATATTTGAGTGAGGTGAATTTGTATTCAATCATTATAAATATGCTGAACAAGATAACTATGATTTATATATGAGATGAGCATATGAAGAAAAAGAATGAAGTATATCTTTAATTTGAGAATTTACAGAAGTAGAAGCGAAGACCGAGCGAGTTGATAAAATGAAGGCTTTTAGAGAAGAAAACATAAAGAGTTTAGAAGAAAAAGAAATCGAAGCGGACGAAATCAACGAAGAAGTAGTTGACGATGAAAAGAATGCTAAAGAACCTAAAGAAGCTATTGAAAATCCTAAAAATACTGAAACAGTTGACTGAGATGTTGACACTGAAGCAGACGCTAAAGAAACCACTGAAAATGTGGAGACTGAAGAAGAAGCTGAAGTTGTTGTGGAAGACATAGAAAAAGCTGTAGACTCTAAGGAGTTTGTAGAACAAAAGTCTTTTGATGAAAAAAGCAAAAGCATAGACGAATTGTTATCAACTAAAGCAAATGCTGAAGATGTTAATAAATTGTTAGAAGAAGTAAAATCTCTTACTAAATCCAATGAAGATCTAGTAAAAGAAAATGAAACATCTGTAAAAGCTTATTCTGAGTTGTTAGAAATGATAATGAAGAATCAAAAAGCATTACAAAGAATTACACTTGATGGTGCAATGTCTTATAAACAAGAACCAGAAGTGAAAGCGAACCCTTTATTGAATACAAAGCTTGCTAAAAAACTTGCTGCAATAAAGAACTAGCCACCTTTTTATTATTATTTATTTAATTATGAACGATTTATTGAAAAACATCGATGAAATGAAATCAAATTTCATCAAAGGTTACGAACAAATGGACGCTGAAGCAATGAAAACTGCAAAAGACCTTGTTATGGAAAAAGCAAACGAAGTAGAGCATACAACTAATACTTGATACGGTAAAGAATTAGTACCAGTTGATGTATTGTCTACACAAATTTACAACGCTATTCCTGAATATGGAACATTTATCAACGCATTTACTAGTGGTTTTCACGGTAATGATATGGGAACATCTGATAAAGTAGTTGTAAAATGAGAAATTGCATTGCCAAAGGTAGTGTGAGAATGGACAACTTGAGCTTGAGCATTATCACAAGGTAATACTAGACTGCCAACTTGAGAAGTTTCTATAGTACAATACAGTCTACAAGTATCAGTTGATGTAAGTAAAAAACAACTTAATCATTCTGTTGTTGATCTTTTGCCTATGTTAACAGCTGATTTATGAAAATCTTTTGCTAGAGGTATTGAAGTTGCAATCTTAAATGCTGATCCTGCTGCTGGTGCAACTGGAAATGTTAATTCAGATGACCAATTATTTACAACAACTTTCAGTGCTGATGATGTTAGATTTGCTGGATACACTTGATTTAGAGCTTTGGCTGTTGCTGGAACTGCAGGTGTTGATAAATTAGATGTTTGAACATTAGACATAAAAGATTT